TAATAACTGAGATCACCAAACAGAATTGGTTTATTTCCAGTAGTTGATGCTTCACAATCATCGTTGATAGCCACTGGTCTGCCAAGCAACAAGTCGGGCTGCCCCAACTGTCCACTAGGTTGCCAGATATAACCCGCATCACCGATTGTTAGGTTGCGGATTTCAGCAGCAGTTGTTGAGTTGAACATCCAAGTCCCATTTTTTCGATAGGGTTCTTTCAACGAATAGTACAGTGATTGTAGTTCTGACCAAGTAACTTCGTCTGTACCTGCGGCAGTAAGTGCCTCATCTGAAGCATCGGTAATACCTGTTGGTTTACTTGAGCCATCGCCATTAACAAAAGCGGCATTCAGAAGTGTCGCAAAAGAACGACCGAACATGCCAGCCATAAAGGATGCCATATCGACATACGAGTCAGCCAAAAGTTCGCGTGAAATTTGTACAATTCTAGTCGCCTTGTATGGGGAAAACTTGAGTTGAGTAAACGTAGTTTCAGCCTCAGTTGCATCTGCATTTTCTGCCGTCCACGTTGCATCGCCAACAGCATTCTGTACAGGGACATTGATCTCACCACCAATGGTAATGCGTGTTGCATATTCTTGGAAGTTATATGCAGCATCCATTGTTTCAATAATCATGTCTTGCAAAGTGGCTTGACCAAAATCAAACATTGGTGCAGCAAAACCACCCACAGTGTTTGTCCCCTCAACCATTACAGCACGCTGTTCTGGAGTTAGCGACAGTTCGCCATCACGAAGATATTGCCAAAACGCATTACTATATTCTTCTGAGCGAATGCCCCTTGCCCCTTCTTTTTTTTGTGGTTGAGCAATTGCAAGAGCAGATTTTCTGGCTTCTACTTCCTCAAGCATTTCGCCACATTTTTGGAGGCGAATGCGTTGATCCACATCAGCCTTGATTGCATCAGAGTCGTCAAGCATGTTGTCTACTTGCTCTCGTTGCTCTGAAGTAAGTTCTCGACCCTCTGCATCCGCAGCGTCAAGAATAGAACGAGCATCGGCAATCAATGAAGCCCGTTTTTCATAAAGTTCCTGATTAGTCATAGGAATTTTTCCTCGCTAAATACGCCGTAAGCGCAAAACAGATGCGATAACGGCTAGTTATTGTTAATAAACCAGCAGATAGACACCGCATCGGCGGGGAAATACCTATTTCAGAGCCTGCAACGGATAGGCAACGGCCTCCAAGTCTTAGGACTTGCTAAACTCCTCACATCTTTATTCAGGACGAGTCTTAAAAAGCAGACACTTCCTTTCATATTTTTTGCCAAAATATGAATATTTATTCTGAGGATTCAGCCAGCCGCAGACGGGTTCTCAGGTTTTCCATTGAAACCACTTCTGTTTCTCGCACCTCTAAAGAACCATCGTCTTTATGGCTTCTGTCTTTGTCAAACTGCTTGAGGTGATAGTCTATATGAGCCTGAACCTTGCTTCGCTGCCCACTTGGGAGATCAACACCCCCCATAGCACCCTGCATCACCCCGTTGGCAGACTGCACCCCACGCAAGACAACCCTCAACTTTCCATCAATAATGTCGTGATGCGGCAATTTGTACGATCCGAAATCTTCCGCATCCTCACCATCGAAGTATGCAAAGGCTTTGGCGTACTTACCCCAATCAATGTTTTCCTTATCACCGCCTGCCCACTCACGAATCCTTTTCCTTGCTCCATCCCCGTCCCAGGGGCGATCTGGATTTGCCTTTGGAGAATCAACTGTTGCTGGCACGTTTCTGGCTTTGTAAGTTTCTGTTGGATGCGACTCACCTTCCATACACCACTCACCGTCATGCTCATTATCCGCAGCCATCTTGTGATACCCAGCAGGACAGTTGCCCTCTTCGTCTGGGTCTACTCTGGTTTCATCATTCAGCTTCTTAGACCGCACCGCCACAGAAGTATCCTGATAGGCAGGCCACGCAACCACCGAAATCTCAAGCAATTCGACATCTATCAGTTCGCGTAAATCTACACCATCTTCCACAGTCCATGTATCGTTTTGAGCAATAAAGCCAAAGGACATAGAATCTATATCTCCACGCCTGATAGACTCGACAATATCTCGTCCGGCTGTCGTGTCTGGTGGATCTATCTCAACCTTTAGACCATAAGAATCTTCAAATATATTAAGTGTGCCAGCCTTGTTTCTGCCAATAACGTGCATTGGGTCGTGTCCCACCAACGCCCTCACATCTGCACCACCGTCAAGGGATTTGGCAAATGCTCCGGGTCGGATGCTTTCAACAAACCCACCCAAATCTTCACTTCGGGAATCAAAGACGGCGGCATAACCGCTAATCTTCGGCTTGCCACTTGCAGCAGCCTCAACTCGTATTTCTTTTATAGCTCTAGTTTCTCTATTTTCCATTGTTCTTACTCCAAGATTCAAATATAGCGTCTGCCAAATCACAGGCAGCCATTTCCGTTGTTTCGTCGTACCAGTTTTTTAATTCAGCAGATGCTGCCATTGTATTACTATCGTTTGCCCTCAATATCTTAACAGCACCCCGCAAAGTTTCCTGCGACGATGAAGCTGCTTCGACCCTGACGGCAGAGTTTAGTATTTCCGTATCTAAGTTCAGCGACTCAATAATAGAGGCTGTTATTTCCACTACACGCTCAGGGAACCTTTTGGCCGATGTTGTCAGGCTGTCTACAAGTTTTTGAGGATTCAGATTCTTCTCAAGGTACTTGGTGACACTACGCCGACCCGCATTAGCCTCTATGGAAAATGCTCTTGTGCAAGCCTCTCTGAGCCATGAGTTTATGTGATCGCCCAACCCCTCAGCTTTACCCTCCGGCAGGAGCAACGCTCGATCTTCATTATTTTCTTCAGTCTGGTACGCCTCATCAGACACCGACACCATGTTCAGTGGCTGAAGGTAGATGTCTCCCCCTTCAATCGGATTCAGATTTTCCCTCATACGAATTTCATTAACGCTGAGTATCCCAGATTCCCTTGCCACTTTGTAGGATTGGTATCTTGCTTCTGTATCACCACGCATGATTCCGTCTACATTGTGTTCTGCGTAAAGTGCATCTTGGTCAGGGATCAGTTTGCGTTGTATCTCCTGCTCCCACCTCGTCAGCCAAGGTAGTAGCGTGTCCCGATAAAAACTGATTTGCTGGCTCTCAATATTGCTGAACGTGGATCTCTCAAGATCACCGATAGTGTGGGGTGGCACTCTATACATACGAGCGATTTCACTGATCTGAAATTTCCGTGTTTCGATCCATTGGGCATCGTCGGAGGGGATGCTGATGTTATTAAATCTCATGCCCTCTTCGAGAACAGCAACCCTGCTAGAGTTACCGGTTCCCTTGTGCAGAGCCTCCCAACTCTTACGAAGGTTCTCCAAGCCTTCGGGCGACAGTTTGCCCGGATGTTCGAGTACGCCACCCGGATGCGAAGAGTTTGCAAACCTCTCGCCACCCATGCGTTCTGCGGCAACACTCAGACCAAGTGCTTCCCTTGCAAGGCGAATGGGAGATTTCCCAATGATGCCGTCAGTAGAGAAGTTCTTAATATGAAATACCTGATCTGCTTCAAAGTAAATACTGCCAGCAGCACCATTGAAAATATACACGATCCGGTTATCAACAACTTCAATTGTAACGTAGCCCGGAAGCATCGGCCACAGCTCTACGGGTCTGCCGGATCCATCCCTCACAATTTCCGCATAGCCGTTGCCATGAGTCAGGGCCATACCCGTCAAGACTTCCCTAAATGTATAAGAGGACATTTCCCTGTTGGGAGTATCGTGAAGCAATTTCCATAAGTTATTGTCTCTGTATTCTTCTCTGCCTTCAGGAGTTTTTTTGTAAACCTTTAGGGGCAGGCTAGAGACTGTTTCAGAAATCACCCTCACAGCAGCATAGACAGCCGTAATAGATAGTGCGGTATCCTCATTTATCTTCACCCCAGAAGATGAGGACACTCCCCCACTCAGAGCGTCTGTTAGCCACTGGGGTGGTTGCCTCAAAGATGCCCTCTCTTCAGTCGTTTGCTCAGTATCTGTTTTTTCTATTTCACTCATAATATTTTCAAGCCCTGTTCTTCGTCATCATAAACGCTTCTACCACTTCCTTCTCGTCCGTCATCATCAAGCATCGCTCTGCCCAGAGCCATCACCAATGCAACTATCGGGTCGATGCGTTGCAGAGAATGTTTCTTGCTTGGTCGGATATTTTCATTTGAATCTGTTTCAATTGCCACATTGGATGCACACCACCGAAGCACAGGATGATCGAAGTGGCAAAGCCTGCCCTCTGTCACCAACGCTTCCAAGTAATGACTTGGCTCTGTCATCGTCCTGAACGCCTGCGGTACAGCCGCCACCGGCACACCCTCGTCCTCCAATCTCTTGGCAACGAGTTTTGCGTTCCACGGGTCAATCGCAACTTGTTGAACAGAAAATCGGGTACACGCATCCAAAACAGTTTGTACGATGGTTTCGTGGGCAATTGTTTCTCCCGGTGTTGTAAACATATCTCCGTCATCAAACCAAACATCGTAGGGAACGTGATCTTCCCGCGCCCTAATAAACAGCCTTTCATGTGGCAAGAACGTGTTTGTTACAACCGCGTAGCGATCATCTTCCATTCTTACAACCAAGACAACAGCCGTAAGGTCGTGACGTTCTGAGAGGTCAATACCAATCCAGCATGGCAACCCATCTTCCAGCTCGATGTCCAAGTCACCATCCCGTGTGCAATCATCCCACCGTTCCATTGAAATCCAACGGTCAGCCTGTTCTGTCCAGCGATTGAGGTAGAGCCTTAGAAACGTATTTCTAAAGCCCGGCACATCTTTTGCTCTTTTACATTCTCGTTCTATAAACTCTTCGCTAATGCTTACGCCCATGTTTGGATTCGCCTTCGCCCATGTCTTAGGATCATCCCACTCATCTTCGGTAGCGGCTGCATAGATAACTGGCAAGAATGCCGGATCTTCTACGATGCCATCTCGAACCTGCTCCGCGTATTTGTGAATCTCATAGCAAATCGTCGTTTGGTCAAAGCCAGCCGTTGTTATGCCGATCACCAGTGGTTGCCGTCTAGCTCCGGTCGAAGTAACGAGCGTGTCCCACAAATCTCTTGTTTTCTGAGTATGCAGTTCATCGAACACAATACCGTGGGCATTAAAGCCATAAGCGGAGTGTGCGTCTGCCGCTATGCAGCGATAGGTGCTTTTTGTTGATTCCACCATAATAGAGTTGCGATAGAGGTTACATCTCTTGTTTAGCATGTCGTCGGTCTGTACGAAGCCCTTTGCCACTTGGAACACAATGCCAGCCTGATCTCGATCAGATGCAGCCCCATAAACCTCGGCACCCGCCTCGCCATCTGCCGTAAGCAGATAAAGTGCGAGTCCGGCCGCAAGGTGGGACTTTCCGTTCTTTCGCGGAATCTCCATGTACGATGTTCGATACCGCCTAGACCCATCCCTTCTTTTCCAACCAAACAAGTTGCCAATGATGGCTTTTTGCCAAGGCTCTAGTTCAAAGGGGTGTCCATTAAACTTTCCCTTGCCGTGACGCAGAAATTTGGGAAAAAACTCAATGGCACGAATTGCCGCATCTTCGTCGAACCAGTGATCTTCTGTCGCCGTTGCCTCTGGATCATACCCTCCGGGCAATCCCTCAAGTTTTAGACCCGTCTCAGGCAAAATACGATTCCTTCACAGCTCGTGTCTCATCCTTCAACTTTTTAGGTTCGGTAGCGTGTACCCGCGTCCTTGAGGATGGTGTCAGCCCAAACTCGGTTTCTAGTTTCAGAAGTTGTGCGGCAAGACTTTCCACCACCCTTGACCA